CGTCGTGATCGACAAGCAGGAGCCGACCGATGCCGTACCCGACCAAGACGAAGCCGACGCGACCAGCACCCAAGCCCCGCCAGAAGCCGACAGGCAGGCCGAAGAGCAAGCCGACGCGGGGCAGGGCACGGACCCCATCGTGAGCGGCATGGGCGAGAGCTACCGCTCGTGGGTACGCACCACGGGCCAGCAGGACCCCGAGGCCCCGGCCGGCGAGGTCGTCGCAGACAGCCCGCTCACCCCGCCGAAGATCGGCGACGTCAAGCTCGACGCGATGCCGAGCCGCGACGTCACGCCCGAGGGCAAGGTCCCGCCGAGCAACAACGAAGGCCCAGCGCCCGAGGTCCCGCTCCCCGCGGCCTGGGGGGCCAACAAGATCGACCCGCCCAACGCACCGCAGGGCAAGGCGTTCCGACGTCCTGGCGACTCGAAGAAGGCCGTCCGACGCTCGATCATGGAAGCACGAGCTCGAGCGAAGCGCGACAAGGCGGCGGTCGATGCGGCCGACAACGTCTACTCGATCATCAGCGACCTCAGCCGACGCCTCGGCGCGGGCCAGCCGGGCATCGGCCGCGCTCGCTCCCTGGGCAAGACGGCCGCGGGCTTCATCCGCTCATGGACCCACGACATCAGGCTCAACAAGGGCAGCTACGTCGCTACTCAGGCTCACGAGCTGGGCCACCTGCTGCACAAGATTCTCTTCGCGCCCGCCGGGGCACGGCAGAACCTCACCAGCGGCCAGCTCATGCACTTGCCGAAGGCCATCACCGGCGAGCTCAACCAGCTCGGGAAGGACCTCTACGGCGACCGCAAGCCGGCGGCGGGCTACAAGGCCGAGGGATGGGCCGAAACCGTGCGGATGCTCGTCACCGACCCGCAGACGCTCAAGGAGAAGGCCCCCAAGACGTACCAGCTCGTGACGATGAAGCTCAAGACCGAGCACCCCGAAACCTGGGCGGTCCTGCTCGACGCTCGGCTCCGGCTCCGCAACGCGATCCGCTTCGCCGAGGTCGATCCCATCGATCAGTACATCGCCCGCAACGACAACCCGCGCTTCCCGAACCTCACCGCCCTATGGGATGACGTGAGGATTCGCATGTTCGACCGGATGCACCGCTTGCAGACGATGAAGCGGGACCTCGGGCTCAACGACCTGCCGGCCCACGTCGATCCGCACACGCTCGCGCTCCGGGCCAACGGCCACATCAGCGGCGACACGAAGATCGCGCTCGAGTACGGCCAATTCGACCCGGCCGACCCGAAGCGCACCAAGATCGGGCCCAGCTTCAACGAGCTCATGGAGCCCGTGAGGTACAACCGTCGCGTTTGGGAGAACTACATGGTCGCCCGTCGCGTGCTCGAGAAGCGAGCTCAGGGCTACAACGTGTTCCCGCAGGACCCGCGGCTCCCCGACATGAGCACGAACGCGAAGATCGTGCAGTACATCAAGCGCGTCGAGCAGGAGTACCCGCAATTCGGCGACTTCTTCAAGAAGCGGGGCCCGGTCGAGATTCAGGTCGACGAGGCCACCGGGACCGAGATCGAGGTCCCCACCGAGGACCCGGGCACGGTCGCGGCACAATTCCAGCAGTTCAACGAGTGGCTCATCGGCGACTACGCCGTTCACTACGGGCTCATCACGCAGGAATCGGCCGACGCGATCATCGCGGCCAACGCCCACTACATCACGTTCAGGGCGAAGAAAACCGAGGACGCGACGCTCAAGGCCTTCAACCTCAAGAGCAGCTCGTCGGGCTTCGTGAACACCGGCACGGGGATCAGGCGCTTCCGCGAAGGCAAGGGCGAGCAGATTTACCCGCCTATCGATTCGTTCATGGCGTCGATGCAGGGCGTCATGAGCCGCGCCCGGCTCAACGAGGTCGGCCGCAGCGTGACACGCATCTACTCGACCGGCACGGCCGGCTCGGGCCGATGGCTCAACAAGATCGACAGGCCGATGGAGGGCACGAGGCTCACCGGCGAGCAGCTCAGTCAGGAGATCATGAAGCAGCTCGGCATCACCGAGATCGACCTCGGCGGTGCGACGCTCCAAGCCCTGCCGCCGTACATCGAGGCGATGGACGAGGCCCAGCAGCAGGCCCTACTCAACGCGCTCCGCGACATGCAGGCGGCGACGTTTTGGTCGCCCGGCAACCGCACCGACCGCGAGAACATGGAGATCAGCGTGCTCGTCGGGGGCAAGCCGCAGTTCTACGAGGTCAAGGACGCCCGGCTCTTCGACCTGCTCGAAGGCCTGGGCAGCTCGCCGGCAGCTCACGCGGCGCTCCGCTTCTTCGGCCTGCCGTCGCGCGTGCTCCGCGCCGGGGCGACGCAGCTCAACCCGAGCTTCGCAGCGGCGAACCTCATGCGGGACGTGATGCAGGCGCTCACCATGACCGACACCGAGCTCCGCAACCTGCCGGCTCAGGCCCGGGCACGGATGGAGGGCATCAAGGCGGCGTTCATCGGCGGCGACATCGAAACGCTCTTCCTCGCGTCGGGGGCCGACATGAGCGGCATCTTCCACGAGTTCTACGACCCCAAGAGCAAGCGCATCGACTTCGAGGGCATGTTCGAGAAGAACCGCTACGGCTTCATCAAGGGCGACACCGCCGGCAGGATTGCGAAGGACCTCGCCAAGCTGGGCCCGATCAGCCGGCTCAACGGAGCGATGGAGCGGGCCGTGCGTATGGGCGAGTTCGCGGCCGTCTATCAGCAGCAGCTCGAAGCGGGCAAGGGGCAGGCCGAGGCCGTCGCCACCGCGGGGCAGGCAGCGGCCGACATCACGCTCGACTTCCAGCGCGGCGGGACGTGGTCGAAGCAGATCAACGAGATCGTCGTGTTCTTCAATGCGGCGATGCTGGGCACGGACAAGCTCGGCCGCTACATCAAGAAGAACCCGGTCAAGGCCTTCGGCCGGATCGTCGCGTTGACCATCGTGCCGTCGATGCTCTCGATGCTGCTGAATTGGGACAACGAGGACTATTGGGCCAAGCCGCTCGGGATGCGCGACCGCTATTGGTACTTCCCGACGGGCAGGACCGACGACGGCCGGCAGACCTACCTCAAAATCCCCAAGCCCTACGGCCTCGGGGCCTTCTCCGTCGCGTTCGAGCGGGCCTGGGCGTCGCAGCTCGGCCTCGACCCCGAGACAGGCGAGCGGGGCGACGACCGGGCCTTCCGAGGCCTCGGCATGGCGCTCGTCAACGAGTTCAGGCCGGCGATCAACTTCGCGGGCATCCTGCCGATCTACGAGGTCAACGCCGGCGAACAGGGCTACTCGTTCTGGCGCGACTCCGAGATCATCAGCGGGGCCGACAAGGACCTGCCGTACGCGATGCAGGGCGCGGCCCGCAGCTCGACGACGGCCCGGGCCCTGGGCGACTTCCTCGACTACCCGCCCGGGAAGATCGATTACTTGATTCAGGGCTTCACCGGCGGGCTCGGCAAGGACGTCACCGAGACACTCATCGACCCGATGGTAGGCCTCGCGTGGCCCGACTACGTCAAGCAGGCCGAGCCCGTCGAGTTCAGCGATTACCTCATCGTGCGGCGCTTCGTCGCCGGCGAGACTCGGGCAGGGCACGAGGCCGTCACGCGGTTCTTCAACGACTACGAAGAGCTGCAACGGGTGAGCCGCGGGGCGAAGGCGCTCGAAGATCAACCGGCCCGCTACGAGGCCTACGTCCAAGCTCACGCCATCGAGCTCGACCTTTGGAGCACCTACAGCTCGGCCCGGTCGGACATCACCGCCGGATTCAGCGAGCTCCGACAGCTCTACCGCCAGCGGGGCGAGATTCCCGCCGACGAGTTCGAGCAGCGCGTCGATGACGTCTATGATCGCATCGTTCAGAGGGCTCAGGAAACTCGGATCGTGAGCCGACAGTACCGCCAACAACAGGAGTAGCTACCCATGCTCAAAGGCAAGAAAACCTACATCACGGGCATCGTCGCCATCGTCACCGTCGTCGGGGCCTACCTCGCCGGCGAGCTCGCGCTCGAGCCCGCAGCTCAGGCCGTGCTCACCGCCCTGCTCGGCATGTTCATCCGGCAAGGCGTCACGACCGAGGCCTCGAAGAAGGCCCCGATCATCCTGCTCGGCGTGCTGCTCTTCCTGGGCGGATGCACGGCGACCGGCTCGCTCAACAAGCAGACGGCCGAGGACGTTTGGTACAACGCACGGGCCGACCTCACCGCCGCCAACAGGACGTACCTCGCCTGGGCACGCACCGCGGACCTCAACGACCGCGACACCGCGCTCCGCGTCGTCGAGATCGGCCGAAAACTTCAAGCGGCCCGCGCGTTGCTGGCCGAAGCGAAGCTCGTCATCGACCAGCCTGACAGCTTCGACGCCCTGATCGACCGGATCGAGGCATTACTCACAGAGCTGGCAGTACCGGAGCCTATCAGCCATGACGGAGCTACAAGCCCTGATCCTCGCCCTGCGTGGAGCCTACGAAGTGGGGAAGGCGATCAACCGCCGACTCGATCAAATGCAGAACGACGGCCAGCTCACCGCCGAGCAGCGTGAGCAGATCGAACGCGAAGCTCGTGAGAGCGACGCCGAGGTCGATGACATCGTCGAGCAGGCCCGTAAAGCCGCCGACGGCTCGGCCTGAATGAACCGGATCGAATTGGCTCGCCAGCGGGGGAACCCGCCGGCGACGCTTTCAAGGAGCCCCCTATGCCCTACAACCCTTCAACGAAGGACCTTTGGAGCGAGATCGAGAAGGCCATCGAGCTCACCAGCCAGAGGACGACGCACGCGATGGACCTCGTTCGGCGGATGACGTCGCGATGGTACGACAGCTCGATCAAGGCCGAAGAGAGCGACCCCGAAAACTTCGCCTACGCCTATGTGAGCAACATGCTCCCGACGCTGGGCTTCCAGAACCCGACCGTCAAATGCAAGGCGGCGCGGGTGATCGGGCATCAGCAGATCGCTCAGGCCATGACCGACGGGATCAACGCGGTCGTCGAGGACATCGACTACGGGGCCGTCACCGAGCGCGTTCACTTGGATTTTATGTTCTCGCGCGGCGTGCTCTTGCACCGCATCGAAGAGGAAACCCGGCAGGGCCGCGGCTCCGTCACGCCGAAGGTGCGACGCATCAGCCCGGCCAAGTTCTTCATCGACGCCCTGGCGAGCTCGCCCGAAGAGGCCGAGTTCATGGGCCACTACTACTACCGCGACGTCGAGGACCTACAGAACGACCCCGAGCTCACCGAAGAGGCCCGGGCCATCATCGCCCCGAGCGAGGGCGACAGCCCGCTACAGAGCAAGACCGAGGCCTTCAAGAAGCCCGACGGCTCGGACGTCGGCCGGCGGCGCGTTCGCTGCTACAACGTCTGGATTCGGTCGAGGAACACGCTGCGCGTCTTGTGCGACGTGAGCAAGGACGTCGAGCTCTACCCCGAGCGGCCGTTCTACGGGCCCGACACCGGCCCGTACACGCTCTACGACGCCTACCCGGTCCCCGATGAGTGCTGGCCCCTGTCCCCGCTCATCGCGGTCAAGGACCAAAACGACGACCTCAACGAGCACGCCCGCACGATGGGCGAAGCCGCAGCTCGACGCAAGAGCATCGGCCTCGTCGAAGGCAACAACCCGGACCTCGCCAACAAGCTACAGCGGGCCGAGGATGGCGAGTTCCTGCTCGTCCGCGGGATCACGGGCAACTTCGTCAAGGCCGAGGTCGGCGGCGTGACGAAGGAGCAATACCAATTCACCGAGTACATCAGGAACCGGCTCGACCGGATCAGCGGCCTCACGGCGACCGTGCAGGGCAACGTCGGCTCGGCCGACACCGCGACCGAGGCGAGCATCGCCGACGCCCACCTCAGCGCCCGCGTCGATTACCTCAAGCGCAAGGTCGTCGTCGCCACCGAGAAGAGCCTCACGAAGATCGGTTGGTATCTCTTCCACACCGAGGGCGTCATCATCCCGGTCAACCGGCGCGACGCCTACACCGGCGAGCTGCTCGAAGGCATGTTCTTCGGCGGGCCGTTCCCGACCGATGCCGGCGCGACGTGGCACGACTTCAAGCTCGACGTCGTCATCAACTCGATGCAGAAGCAGGTCCAGAGCCGGGACAACATGCTTCAATTCTTCGGGATTTTCTATCAGATCGCGCAATCGGCCCCGATGATGCCCTGGATTCGCGTGATGAACGTGCTCCGCGACATCGAGGCGGTGTTCGAGCTCGAAGGCAAGAGCGAGGAATGGATGATCCCCGAGCTCTTCGGTGCGTTCAGCCAGCCCGAGCAGCTCCCCGCGTCGATGCTCACCGGCCCCGGCCAGCCGCCCCCACAGCCCGGACAGGGCGGGGCAAGCCCTGGGCGGCCCTTCGCCCGGCTCGGGCTCGCCAACGGCACGGCAGGGGCTCCACAGGCCGCGCAGGCCTTCCAGAGCCCGCAGGCCGGCAACTCGATCAACCAGCTCGGGCAGGCCAGCGGGCCGAGGCCTCAGCAGCAGCCCCAGCTCGCCGGCGCGGGAGGCGGTCGGCGATGATCTACGAGTTCATGAGCGACGACGGCGAGGTCATCGAGGCCTCGTTCCCGATGAGCAACGCGCCCAAGCTGGGCAGCGTTCACACCGTCACCAACAGCGAGGGCAAGCAGGTCAAGGCGACGCGGATCATGAGCACCCCGCACGTTCAGGGCGACAACTGGAAGCCCTACATCAGCAACAGGCTCCCGAGGAACATCGAGGGCGTAAAATGCACACCGGCCGGCAAACCCATCATCGAAACACGCCAGCAGGAGCGAAACATCGCTTCCAAGCTGGGCTACGAACGCGAGTAGACTCATGATTTACCAGCTCATCGCCCAAGCATCCGACCCGTGGACCCTGCCCCGCCTGCTCGAGCTCGGGCTCGGCGGCACGGCCTTCGGCCTCGTCATCTGGCTCGTGCGTCACGTCACGACCAAGACGATCCCCGACATCATGACCCAGCACAAAATCACGAACGAGGCCCAGCTCACCGCGTTCGAGCGGATCAACCGCGAGCAGCGCGTCGAGTTCAGGGAAATCCTCGAAAGCGACCGCCAGCTTCACCACGCCCGAGAGGAAGCGATGCGGTCGGAGTTCCGCGCCGCGATCAACAAGTTCGAGAACACGCTGCAACGGCTCGACGAACAGGTCGCCGAGAACAAGCAGTAAAACACCGCCCCGGAGTACACCGATGAAGTCTCGCCGCGCCCCGTGGTTCGCCGTCCTGGCGATCCTTGCCTTTTTCTCCCTGCTGCACCTGCCGGCCCCGCCATCCTCGGCGGTCCCGCCTGCCCCAGCTCAGCAGCTCGCCCCGCCCGCCTGGGCGACGACGTCGTACACGTCGGCCCGTGACTTGCCGCTCCCGGGCTCGTGGTCGCAGGGCATCCCCATCGATCCCCGGGCCGAGGCCTCGGCGGCGTTCAACACGACCAGCGCCGAGGCGGTGAGCTCGTGGCAATACTTCTACGGCTCGCAGTACGGCGCGTCGCCGGCGAACCCACCGGCCGAGGGCAGCTACCGGCAGGCCTGGGACCCCCGCGGATGGCTCGTGCTCACGTCGGCCGCAGCTCAGGAGCTCCCGGCCCCGCCGGCTCAAGGGCAGACCAGCACGCTCGCCGACAGCATGTACGCCCGATGGGTGATCCAGCACCACATCGCCCAGCAGCTCGACAAGCTGCTCGCCGAGGGCATCACCGTCCAAGCGACGGCCGACCCGGCTCAGACGGCCCTACTCACGCAGATCGAGGCGCATCTCAAAACGCTCGTCGACAAGCCCACGCCGACCGGCGGCTCCGGCATCACGCCCGAGCAGCTCAAGGCGCTCACCGACGCGATCAGCGGCATCGGCACGGCCGTCGAGGCCCTGGGCGATGAGCTCGAAGGCATCCTCGGCAGCGGCGTCACCCCGCCAGCCGACCCGGCCCCGCAGCCGTAACCATCCCCCCGACCCCAAAGGCGGGCGGCTCACGCTGCTCGCCTTTTTTTTGGAGTAGGTCATGGAGTTCTGCATCCCAGCCGAAGAGCTCTACGAGCGGTGTCGCCGGCGAGCGATGAAGTATTGGGACCGCCTGCCGGTATGGCTCGACCCCGAGGACATCGCACAAACGACCGTGCTCATCATCATCCGGCAAGGCCTGCTCGGCCCGGGGACTGACATGAAGCTCGTGACGTGGACGATCAAGAAGAAAACCGCCTCGGCGATGAAGGAGTGCATCGGCGGCAAGCTCGAGCGGCAAAGGGTGATGGTCCCCGTCGAAGAGTACAGCGACGCGACGCCGACGACCGTGCCCGTGCCTGGGCACATGCTCGAGGTCCGCGAGCTGCTGGGCGTCGCGGTGTCGATCCTCGTGCCGAAGCAGCAGGAGCGCGTCGAGAAGTACCTCGTCAACGGCGACTACAGCTACGCCGGCGACATCGATGCCCAGCGGAAGGAAATGGGCACGCTCTACCCGGCTCGGCAGCGGATGAAGTGGTGGCTCGAAGGCCTCGAAACCCGCGAAGCCGTCAAGCGACGGCTCGCCCAAAAGTAGGTACATTGTCAACCATGAAGCTCCCCCGATTCCTACGACCACGCCGGGAGCTGCTGCGTGAGCTGGCCGAGCAGCAGGAGGTCGCGCATCGCCGCTACTTCGAGCTCGTCTACATGCGGGCGTCGGTTGAAGTGCTCACCCACGAGGTCAACGAGGCCGTCGCCGAGGTCGTGCAGCTCAAGAAGCAGATCAAGGCCCTGGAAGAGCTCATCGAGGCGAGAGAGCGGGAGTAAATGGACGAGGTAACGCTTTGGCTCCCCGACTACTGGCCCCCGTCGCTCAACGCGGTCGTTCACGCGCATTGGAGCGGGGTACGAAAGCACAAGCAGCACGCGAAGGACCTGCTCTATCTGGCCTGCATCCGCAAGTACGGCCGCGTCCCCGTGTTCACCGGCCCCGTGCGTGTGAGCATCTGCCGGCTCTATCAGGGCCGACGCCAGCCGCTCGACGCGGATAACCTCATGGGCTCGCTCAAGCCGCTCGTCGACGCGATGCGGAAGCCCAAGCTCCACGCCAACCAGCGCGGCCGCGGGACGCAGGGCGGCATCGGGATCATCTTCGACGACGACCGCGAGGCGCTCGAGCTCGACGTCGATCAGGTCCGCACCAAGTTCCTCACGACGACGCAGCTCGTCACCGTCATCACCATCACCGGAACCCGAAGCGTATGACCCCGCCCGAGAAGCTCATCGGCCCGAGCAAGCACCCGCACAGCTCCGACGCGCTCATGAAGGAGGCCCGCCGCCTGCTTCGAGCTGCTGGGTACACCTACAAGCACGCGGGCAGCGCGGTCGTACATGCTGGGCAGCAGGCGTACGAAGTGATGGCCGACTGGCTGGGCGTCGATGAGCCGACCGTCGAGCTCGCCCCGCTCCGCTACGCCGAGAAGCTCGAGGCCTGGGAGCTCGTCGTCGAGACAATCCGATGATGAACGACACCGCGATCATCAGGGCCGAGGGATGCCCGGCCGAAATGCTCGCGGCTCAGGACGTGCCGTGGGAGTTCATCGGCGAGCTCTACACCCCGGGCCAGTCCAAGCGGGCCGGCGTCGAGCTGGCGCTATGCGTGCCGTCGATCCCGACCCGCTGCTTGCGTCGCTACTGCGCCTGCTCGTTCTTGCAGCCCGAGCACTTCCAGCCGACGGCCGTGCCCGAGCCCGGCGAGGTCCGCGTCCTCGACCTGCTGCGCTACGAGTTCATCGACGCCGACATGCTTCGGATCGTCGTCTTTTGGGGCCGCTGTCACGGATGCGGGCGCGTCGCCTGGGCCCGCGTCGGCCCCCCGTGGGAACGCGAGCGGTCCTTCGCCTTCACGAGCTGAACATGCCCCGACACGAGCCCCTGCACATCGTCAAGAACCGCCGTAGGGCCTTCCTCGCTCGCCTACGGGCCGGCCAGCCCGTCGAGCTCTCCGAGGCCGAGCGGGAGCTCGTACACGTCCGACGGCTTCGACAGGCCTACCACGCGGCCATCCTTCGAGAAGCGGCCTACGAGGCCTGCTACCTGCCTCGGGAGCGGCTCACGAAGATCACCGTCACCATCACCGACCGGGCCGTCGCGCTGGCCCGTGACGACGTCGAGCTCGCCGAAAAGATCGCTTGTCGGCTTGTGTCGGCACAACAGGGGATCATCCGGGGATAACTCCGCAGATTACCCAGCTTCACACGACAACCGACATAACACCACAAAGCGCCCCCGTAGAATCCACCGGGATAACTCGGTCGCCGATTGCAATACGTCTATAAATTGCAGCCGCTTACGCTTTGTGGAAAACTGTTTTCCACACAACCGACAGCAGCGCGCTACTACGGGAAAAAGACAAAACTGCCTTATAAATACTTCTCTGGTACTCTTACTCACAAGAGGCGAGAACGAGCACAGGCCGCGGGGCTCTGCCCCGAACCCCGTGCTCCGCAGGCCCCCGGAAGTTATCATCGACTTCGGAGCCTCTCTTCATGTTCGCCAAGATCATCGGCAGCATAACCATCAGCCCAGGCGGATCGTCCCTACAGTCGATTACGCTCAATCAGTCGTCGGCCAGCGTGCTCGCGTACTTCGAGGGGAGCGACGAGCTGGCCGTCGCCAAGAACAACCCCGGGCTCACCGACTACTCGGCCAACGACAACCCCGCGACGCACCGGCAGGCCGGCAACCCGAGCTTCAACTCGTTTTTCAGCTACCAAAACACGGCCGACCGCGACGGCAACCTGCCCCCGGGCATCAACGTCCTCAGCGCGAACGTCGCTTGGAACAACGTCGGGACGATCAGCACCTTGCCGGCGGCGTTCACGATGAACGCCTTTGCTTTGACCACGAGCAACCACTGTCCCGCCTCGTTCGCGCTCGCAGCCGCACCGAGCGCCACTGTCTCGAACGTGGCGATCAGGCAGCTCGGGACGAGCTTGATTCTCGACAGCTACAACAACGCCGGCGGTCGGACGATCCTGTTCACCGCGTCGAACGTCACCTTCAAGGACGGGACGTGGCACATGATTACCGCGACGTACTCGGGCGGCGTCGCCAAAATGTACATCGACGCGGTCGAGATCAGCGGCACGACGAACGCGCTCTCGGGGACCTACACCGTGGACACGCTCAACTTCTTCAACGCCGGATGCACCGCAGCCCCGACGAGCGCGACGCCCGGCGTCGGCTCCAAGCTGGGCCCGGTCGCCTTCTGGAACACCGCGCTCCCCCAGGAGCAAATCACGAACATTTGGAACGCTTCGGGCTTGTCGTAACCCGTGGTATGATTCCAGCACGAAAGGGGCTTCGACATGACCACCGGCTTCCCCCAGGGCGAGAACCTGCACTTCGAGCTCGCAGAAGGCACGAGCGCGGCCGCTGGCCTGCTCATCCCGATCTATCGCCAGAACGGCGGGCGCTACCACATCGGCCCGAACGAGCAGCTCAGGGTCGAGCAGCTCGGGCTCGTGAGCACCGCCGGCGGCGACTGTTACTTCTACGCCGACTACGCCGGCGGCGTCGCCATCGCCTCGGCCAGCACCGGGGCCGACACCTTCACGATCCCGGGCGACGTGACGCACTTCCTCGCGGTCGGCTCGGTGTTCTACGTCCTCGGCTCGACGGGCAACGACGCGGCCTACACCGTCACCGCCATCAGCTACGACCTCTACACCGACCGGACGACGATCAGCGTCGCGGCGGTCGCCGACGGCACGGCCGACGGTACGCTCTATTGGAAAACTTGGGCGATCACCGCGGCCTCGGCGGGCTCGAACACCCTCACGATCAGCGGGGACCAACGCAAGTTCTTCAAGGTCGGCCGGCTCTTCCGCGTCGATGGCTCGACGGGCAACGACAACGGCGGCAGCAACTACACCGTCACGGCCGTCAGCTACGACAGCACCGCCGGCACGACCACGATCAGCGTCGCGTCGGTCGCCGACGGCACGGCCGACGGGTACATCGTGCTCATCCCCACCGTGTTCACCGGCCGCAAGTACGTCGCCGGCGACTACGCGGCCAACGGCGGGCGCGAGCTCTGCATCGAGAATCAGGTCGAGCTCGAAGCGGGCCTCACCTTGTACGGCGTCGCAGCGGCGGGCAACGTCGACTTCGACGGGCAAGGCTTCCTCAAGCGCAACCTCAACGCGGCCTCGTAATGAACCGCCGGCAGTTCCTCAAGACGATGGCGGCGGCAACACTCGCCCCTCGTCTGCCGGGACCGACCGCGGCTTCTTTGCCAGCCCCGGCACTCGGATCGGAGCCCGAGCCCTGCCGGGGTTTTTTCATCGAGCTCGTGCTCGCCAGGAAGGCCGAGGCGATGGCCGACATGGCCGACAGCCTCGAACGCTCGCTTTGGGAGGCCCCCCGGGCGTAGGATGGCGACGTGGGCAAGATCAGCGAAATCCTCAGCGCCGCCGAGCTCGCCGCAGCAGCTCAAGCCGTCCGGTCGATCAAGGCGCTCGACTGGCTCAGGCAGAACCGCCCGAGCTGGCAGTTCTCCCCGCACGACAAGGGGCAGGTCCAGGCCCTCAGCTCGGCCCACGACTTCCGCATCCTCATCCCGGGCAACGGCTGGGGCAAGACGACCATCATGGCGGTCGACCTCGACCTGCTCATGCAGCGGAACGATCCCTTCAAGCCGCAGGTCATGCCCCGCGCGATGAACGGGTACGACCGGCCGACTACGGCTATCTGGATTTGCCAGAAATACCAGCAATTCGAGATCATGAAGCCCGACCTCGAAGCCCTCTTTACACGAGGCTGGAAGTGGAACGAGGCCCGGCATTATTGGGCATGGCCGAACGGCTCGCGCTGCTACGTCTTGTCGGCCGACTCGGATTGGACCGCGATCCAGGGCGTCGAGATCGATGCCGTGTACTTCGACGAGCACCCCGACCGCAAGCTATGGGTCGAAATGATGTTCCGCCGGCGTGGCGAGAAGAAAACGCGCTACATGGTCGCCGCGACGATGACGCAGGGCCTCACTTGGTTCATCCGCGACATCGTCGCGCCCGTCGAAAAGTGGTTCAGGGATCAGGGCCTCGTACATGCCGAGTTCCTCGAGCTGCAAACCCACCCCCGCACCTTCCTATGGGACCGCGGCGGCATCACTGATAACCCGGTCATGAGCGACGAGGACGCCCAGCACTACGCCGAGGTCCAGGGCGTGAGCGAGAAGGAGCTCGAAGTCCGCACCGGCGGCGGCTACGCCGACTTCACCGGCGAGGCGGTGTTCGATGCGAAGGCCGTGAAGGGCATGTTCGACGAGCTGGAAGAAGGCGAGAGCGGGACCCTCATCTTCCTGCCCGACGAGACAGGCGAGGACGTGACGGCCTACACCGGCCCGCGCGAGCAGAACACGCACCGCTTCTACGGCACGACCGACTACCGCGAGCTCTTCCAGTGGCGGGCGAACCTGCCGCTCGACAACGGCCGCATCACGATCTACGAGCCCCCGATCTTCGAGGAACGGGCCAACTACATCATCGGGGCCGACTTCGCTTATGGGCTCGTCGGGAAAGACTACGACGCAGCGGTCATCGGGCGCAAAACCGCCGACGGGCAGGTCGTCCAGGTCGCCGAGGCTCACGGCCATTGGGGCGACGTGTTCTTCGCCGAGGTCCTCTACATGCTGGGCGTGCTCTACTTCGAGGCCTTCATCGTCGGCGAGCGGCAGGTCGGGCTCCCGTGCCTTCGCCGGCTCTACGACGAGATGGGCTACGGCTACCTCTACCATCAGCGCCGCGAGGAAACAAAGGCCCGGCGCTTCTCCGACCTGCTGGGCCACCACCGCAGCACGGCCGACACGATCATCCCGAACCTTCGCGTCGGCGTGAGGACCCGCTCGCTCGTGGTCCGCTCCGACACGCTGCATCAGGAGATCAAGCGCTATCAGTTCAGGCCCAAGAACAAAACCGACGTCCTCGACGACCTCGAAAACTCGACGCAGATGACGACCGGGGCCCCCTCGGGCGAGCACGACGACCTCGTCATGGCAGCGGCCTACCTCTACCACGGGGCCCGCGAGATCATCCACTACGTCAAGCCCCAGCGGCCGTACCGGCCCGGCTCGTTCGGCGACATCATGAACCTCGCCGAAGAGCTGGCCGACGACCCGGGCAAACGCAAGAGCCGCTACCGCTCGAAGGGTTGACAAAGTGAACACGTCGGGCGATCCTGCACGCCCCCACCCCATCCCAGGAGCCTCGAACATGGCGACCAAGAACACGAAGAAGCCGACCAAGCCCTCGACCCCCCCCGGCGTTGACGACAAGCCCGCCGAGGTCGAGGTCGCCGAGGTCGAGAAGCCCATCGACACCACCCAGCTCGAGCGCGTCCGCGTCACCGATAACCGGCTCCAACTGCTCTTCGAGAGCTCCAAGCCCACCGCCGAGCAGGCCGAGCAGATTCGACGCATCAACGCAGCCGCCGCGGCCTTCGCCCAGGTCGTGACGAACGAAACCCGCAACGGGGACGACCGGCGCGTCGCCATCCGCAAGATCAAAGAGGCCAGCATGACCGCCATCGTCGGCGTCATGCACAACTCGTAATGGACGGCGAGCACCGCCCCCACGTCGAGGCCCTCGTCGTGCTTGGCGACGACGGCAATCCCTCGTTCAGCTTGACCTCGCAGCGAGTGAAGAGCGACGCAGACTTCGAGCTGCTGATCGCGGCGCTGGTCAACGGGATCAACATGCAGCTCGGGCACGTCGCCGATCACCGGGGCCTCGACCGGACGGCGATGCTTGCCCGGATCAACCGCCTCATCGCCATCATGGCCCAGGGCAACGACCAATCCCCTCAGCGCTTCGTAGCACAGAAGCAGGACGACGATGACCCGACAAGCCCGCCGAAACTTGACCCGCCGCCGTACGACCCCGACGGCCGCGCCGAGCTGGACTGGTAGCCTCGGCCATCACTTCCCCGAGCACCTTGAGCTCGTGCCGTTCATCCTTCGGCGCTGGCTCGTGGAATCCAGGCCCAAGCTCCGCGACCTCGCCCGCCTCGACGTGCTCATGCGCGACAACGACGAGGCGATGCTCTACATCGAGAGCCCGCACTACCCGCCCTCAATCGGCCGGCAGCTCTACAAGCTCCGCGTCGATGACTTCTTCGCCTGCCTCGCGGCCGGCGTGTTTTCCTACCCCCTACCCCCGGAGCCCGTGAATGAACGACTCATCCCCTTCGCCATCGACCACGTCCGAGAGCTCGCCCGCGCCTGCCGATCCTGCCGTCGGCTCTTCCCCAGCGCAGAGCCCGCATACGCAGGAATCCCCGGCCTCGTTGGACCCACAGGCGGGACAGCTCGAAGCCCCCGCAAGCTCGTCCAGCTCGGAGGACCCTGCCCCGACGACCAGCGACTCGCCGCCCGATTCCCCAGCCGACGCGACCCCCGAAGCTACGGGCCATGATGAGCTACGGGCCGCGCTCGACGCGAAGATCGAGCGGATGGAGAACATGCAAGCCGAAGGCGGCTTCGAGCCCGAGTACGTCGAGCTCTACAAGGACGTCGCCCAGGCCCTCGCCGAATCTCAGGCCGGCGAGTACACGATGCAGCAGGTCGAGCGGTTCGAGAAGCTCGGCACGCCCGTCGTGCGGCTTGAAACCGTCGAGGACGTCATCGAGGCCGCGCTCGACCCGAGCAACGAAACCGTCACCGACGCCGAACGCTTCCTCGCCGGCGAGCTCAAGAAGGCCCTCGACCCGACCCTGCCCTATCAGACGCCCAGCGCGAGCTACGAGGTCCGCGTTCGCCAGCTCTTGAGCGCGGCCCTGAATCTCACCCAGGGCGACGCCCGCTTCAACTCGGCCAAGCAGTACATCGCCGAAGCCCTCAACGTCTGCCCGCCGGCGTGATGCTCGCCGCGGTACTCATAGATGGCCGGGCCCCTCGGGGCTCGGCCTTTTTCATGGGCCCCGGTACAATCGCGGCATGAACGTCCCTTCCCTCTGCGCCGTGCTCACCCGGGCCCTCGACCGACGGACTGACGTGCAGAAGTGCAGCGTCACGCCGATCACCGACCGCCCGAACCTCATCAACGTCGAAGTATTCCTTCGCTCGGGCAAGTCGATCAAGCGCGAGGCCGGCGTCGAGGTCCTCTTCGACAGCGACCGACCCATCAGCGACACCCTCGACGACTGGATCGGCAAGGAGCCGCCGATCACCGGGAAGCGCGACGTGAATTGGCAGCTCGACCGCGCCGCCGCGCTGGCCCACACGCCATCGGGAGCGATCCGCCTCTTCGAGCTGGGCCGGCGCTCGGCCGTGCCCGAGCACAAGCCCGAGCAGCCCGAGAACCCCCAGGCCCCGGGCTCGAAGCTGAATTGGTCCGACGGCCGGGAGCCCATCGCCGCCGCGCCCGTGGTCCCCGACCCGACGCCGGCGACCAAGACGTACATCGACCCCATCACCAACGAGCCTCGGCCGGTCCTCAAGCGGGCCGACATGGTCAAGCTCGGCATGACCCGCGAGCAGCGCCATGAGCAGTACAAACGACAGGGCGGTCCCCACCCCGACGACGAGTAGGCCGGTCCAGCGATACCGCCGGATGAACGACCACAGCGAGGCGCGGCTTCGACGCGGCCGGCAGCTCTACATTCGGCTCATGTTCAAGCGCATCGAGATCGGGGACGTCGATGCCGTCGCCGAGCTGGCGTTGCGGATGCAGGAGCTCGGCTTCTACGCCGCCACGACCGCGAGGTACGACGTGGTTCATGGCATCCTTCGGCATCACTGGAAGCAGCTCATCGCCGACCGCCGGCCCACCGTCGGCACGAGCGAGGACCTTCGGGCGTGGGGGGACTACGTCGCCAAGTGGTCGGGAGGCGACTGTACCGCGTTTTGGGCCTACTTCCGGCCGGCGATCCGCGACGCGATCAAGCGGGCCGAGGCCAACGGACGCCCCAAGCTCGCCAGCTCGCCCGGATAGCCGAGCTTACCCCTCTTGACATGGCCCCCCTCGGCGTTCATCATGAACACGCCGAGGCACGCAGCCGCGCCATCGGGGCCACCCCCCGACGCGAGCCCAGCCCACCCCGAGGCAGCGAGGTAACGATGTCCGACGACGCCAACGCGCAAGCCGCACCCGCACCCGCCGCCGCACCAACTGAACAGCTCACCGAGGATCAGGTCTACGATCAGGCCTTCGACGAGATTTTCAGCGACGACGACCAGGGCACGGCAACCGCGACGCCCGAGGCCAAGCCGACGCAGGATCAGCCTGCCGGCAAAGCCGCCGACACCACCACCCCCGCCGCTCCCGAGCTCACACCCGAGCAGACGGAGCTCTTGAGCCGGAATCACATGACGCCGGCGATGGTGCAGGGATGGAGCCCCGAGCAGCGTGAGCAGTTCTTCACGAACGCAGCGAAGCGCGAAGCCGACCAACGAAACTTCGGTCGGGACAACGGGAGCAAGATCGCCGAGCTGGAACGCCAGCTCGCCGAGCTCAAAGGTGAAAACGGCCAGCAGGGCGGCAGCTCGACCGGAGGCACTACTCAGACCGACACGGCCGCAGACGATGCGGACCTCGGCGAGCTGGGTACTTCCTTCAAGGCAGCTTTGGCCGACTTGACCGATACCTACGGCGAAGAGTTCGCGGCACTTGAGAAGCCCATCACGGGCGTCATCAAGCTCGCCCAGGACTTGCAGAAGAAGCTCGGCGCGACCGAGCAGACGATGCACGTCCAAAACCGACTCGTCGTAGACATGGTCATCGATAAGGGCATCAGTGAGCTCGTCACACAGTACCCATCGTTGAGCGAGGCCAAGCCCCGCGCCGACGTCGAGGCGAAGTTCATCGAGCTTTGGCAGGCCCCCGAATCGTCCTACCGGACGGGCGAAGGGCCCGTCCTCAGCAGAGTACGCGCCGCGGTGAAGGCAGCAGCAGACGCCACGCTCGGAACCCGAACCGAAGCCGCCGCCCAGGCCCAGCTACTCGACAAGACGAAAAAGCGACTATCCCAGCAGCCCGCAGACGGCAGCAGCCGCACAGATCGTACCCCGCTCACCGAGGACGAAATGTACGACCAAGCCTTCGAGGACACGCTCGGCAAGAAGCTCAAGTAGTTCATCGAACGGCATGGGCGGCTCGACCCCGACAGGGGATCAGGAGCCCAAACCATGCCCTCGATCAGTGACTTCAACGACTTCGTCAAGGCTACCGGCAACCGCGTTGCTACCAGCCCGGACAAGATCGTCAACGACGCGACCAAGAACACCTACTTCGTCGCCCGGATGCTCAAAGGCCGCGACGCCTCGATGAGTGTCCAGGGCGGTGCAAAGATCATCGACCGCATCCAGCTCTCGGATAGCGGCACGGCGACCTTCTACCTGCCGAACGAGGAACTCGACATTCAGAACGTCGACACCCTCACGAACATTCAGATCGATTGGCGCTTCCTTACCGACCACTACGCCTACACCGAGGAAGAGCTCGACCTGAACAGCGGCAACCCGCAGACGTACTACAAGAACCTGCTCAAGTCGAAGCGGCAGGCCTGTCACACGTCGCTCTACAACAAGATGGAAGAGCAGCTTTGGGCCGTCCCAAGCAACGCTCAGATGGAGGCTTCGAGCGGTCGCCAGCCGTACTCGATCCCCACCTTCATCACCCCCGACGGCCTCGCCCCCACGGGCTTCACGACCGTCGAAACCATCAACCCGACGACCGAGTCCGGTTGGCGCAACCAAGTCTCGACCTACGACCCGGCGAACATCGCCGACCGTCAGGACGGGCTCGTCGCTGCGATGGACGACATGTGGCTCTCCGTGAAGTTCGAGGCCCCCGAGTCGTTGAAGCAGTACGCCGAGAACGACCGTTTGAACAAAATGGTGATCGCCACCAACAAGGACGGCTACAAGGAGCTCGCCAGCCTCACCCGCGACGCGAACGACCGCCTCGTCCCGCAGAACAACCTCGGTTGGGTGATGGGCCAGATCACCTACGCGGGTATGCCGATCAAGTACGTCAGCACCCTCGACACGGCCCTCATCAACAGCGGCGCGACCATCGCGGCCGGCGCTCCGTGGTACTACTTCATCAACCTCATGTACCTCTACCCGATCTTCCATAGCACCCGCTACATGGACGAGAAGGAGCCCATGAACCGCGACCGCCAGCCGTTCTCGTGGGTCGTGTGGAAGAAGCTCTACTACAACCTCTTCATGTCCAGCCGTCGCCGGCAGGGCATCGTCGTCCCGAACAACCTGTAATCGGGGCAGGCCGTAGAGCCGTGAAGTAATCGTCGCCGGGGCCTTCGGGCCCCGGCTCTTGACCAAACCAACCAACAAACCCATCAACGGGAGCTCAACCATGTACATCAGCAACGCACGCCCCGGCCAGCCGCCTTACCAGAAGGTTCAGCGCCGGGTCATGAACCGAGGCGGCGCGACCGCCCTCGTCGTCGGCGACGTGATGGCGTTCGACACGGACGCCAGTGACGCCGCTACCCAGGCCCTCACCGGGGTCAAGGGCAACTCTGTCAGCACGCTCATCGAGGCCATGTACTCGAACATCGTCAACGTCGGCGCGGCCCCGCTCAACGCGGAAATCTGCGTCGTCGTGGACCTGCTCGACGGGGCCGGGGCAGACGACACCCAGGTCGTCGTCCAGGTCGTCGGCCAAGTCACCGCGAAGGTCGGCGGGACCAACTGGACGACCGCCTACAGCTCGTGCGGTGTGGCCGTGATGGCCGACACCACCGGCGCGAACCGCCGGCTCGTCGCAGCGGCCGACGGGGCCAACCGCGGCAAGGTCGGCTTCATCGCCGAGGCCATCGACGCCGACCTCTCCGCGACCAACGACACGGCCGAGGTCGTGCTCTTCGGCTTCGGCAGCTCGGTCGGCACGGTCGGCGCGTAAGCGTAGGCCTGAATCTGAAACCCCCGAGCTCGTCGGTCAACGCCGGCGAGCTCGTTTATGGCACGTCGCACCTTTGCGGAATACAAGGCCGAGGTCCTTCATGCCCTCGGCAACCCGGCCGAAGCGAACCTCGACGTCGCTCCGGGCGACATCGTCAACGATGCCGTCGAGCACATCGCCGCGATGCACGAATGGCAGTTCTGCACGACCGGGCAGATCGAGCTCGGCGTCGTCGCCGATCAGCGCTACATCAACCTGCCGGCCGACTTCGGCACGATGGTCGCCGTCGAGCACAATCAGGGATGGGCCTCGCACTTCACCCCGGTAACGTGGGAGGTCCTGCTCTGGATGCGTCAGCACCCGATTACCGAGTGGACCGGCGGCTACTTCTACGTCATCAACACCGGCAACAGCTCGCTCGCCAGCTCGGGCCTCGACAATCCGACGATGGAGCTCTTCCCGACGCCCAGCGTCACCGACCCCGACGCGGTCCAGCTCGTGTACCGCCGCAACCTGCGACGCCTCGAAGCCGACACCGACGTCCCTCAGTGGCCGAGCTACATGGACCGGCCCCTCAGCCTGCTCGCCCGCAGCTTCGCCTCGGTCGACTACGACGACGACCCGGAAAGCGCCTACACCCAGGCCTTCCGCAACATGATCGAGGATTGCATGTACCGCGACGGCATGACCCTCGGCAGCGTCGGCGTCCCGACCGGGGCCATGAGCCCGCGCCGTCGGCCCGTCCCGTGGGGCTACCCGATCAACGGCATCCCGAACCCGTCGTAGCACGTCGCTCGACGCCTCAGCTCGTCGCCACCGGGCCGGAGCTGGGGAAGGACCAACGCCCGGCCCAGGAGCCTCGACATGCCCAGCAAAGACGTCACCATCGGCCTCATCAAGAGCGAGGCGAAGAGCCTCTACGCACCGGCCGACTACCGCGACCGGATCGTTCTGCGCGAAACCTTCCAGAAGCGGCCGATCCTCGCCGCCAACCTCGACCCGGCGACCGTCAATCAGGCCGCTCAACGCCTGCTCACCGGCGCGAACCTCGATTGGATCATCAGCGGCACGAACGCCGCGAACGCCGGCTCGGCGCTGAACGTGGACGGCGGCATCGCCCTCACGACCGCCGGAGCCGACAACGATCAAATCATCCTCTCGCCGGCGACCGCGATCAACAGCGTCGCTCAATCGCTCTTCGGTACGGTTGAATGGGAGCCCGAGCACGCCCCGCGCGTCGAGTTCATCATCGAGCTCCCCAGCGTCGCCGACGTGCTCGTTCACGCCGGGCTCGTGCTCACCGCGGCCCTCGACCTCACGACCGACGCCGATCAAGCGAAGTTCCAGCTCTCGGACGAAGGCGCTGTCTCGACGACCAAATGGACCCAGGCCCTCAGCATCGGCGGGACCGACACCGAGATCAGCCTCGGCGTCACGCCCACCGTCGACAAGACCATCCGCCTCGGCATCGAGGTCAACACAAACCGCAAGGCGCAGTTCTTCATCGACGGCCTCAAGGTCGGCGAGCAGACCGCGGCCCTCACGGCAGGCGCGAACCTCATCCCGGTCATCGGCATCCAGGCCCTCGACGCCGTCGCCAAGACGATCAAGGTCCGCGAGGTCATCATCAGCCGGCTCCGCACCCCCTACGCCGCGTAATAGCGACACCCCATAACCCACAACCGCCCGAGCCCGCACCCGCGGGCCGGGCCGTTTTCCACCATGCTCAAAGGCCAATCCATCCCGCTACAGTTCCCGACGCAGGGCGTCAACGAGACACCGGCCTACAGCTCGCCGCCGGGGCCTTCTGCCGTGCTCCCCTCGAACATGCAGAACGTCCGGGCCTACGACCAGCTCGAACGCCGCAACCGTGGAGGCCAACGCACGGGCATCACCAAGCTCGCGGCCGACCCGGTCAACGGTACGCAGCAGATTCAGGGCATCGAGCCCATCGTCCGGGCCCTCGACCTCGTCCAGAACGCCGCTTGGAGCGACAAGCTCACCGACCCGGCCGGGCCCCTCGGCGGCACCTTCGGCACGATCCTATGGGCCTCGGACAACAGCTTCGTCGTCGATGCGAAGCCGGGCGCTGGCGTCCGCGTGTGGCCGTTCGATACCGCGACCAACAGCTTCGGCACGGGCATCACGCTCGCCGAGGCGACCATCGACGCGGTCTTCGGCGACGGCGCGGGGGGTTCGCCCTCGACGGTCAACTGGATCGCGCTCAGCACCGACGACGCCTACCTCTTCCTCGGCAACACGAAAGGGCTCGGGTACTGCACCATCGACCCGGTCAGCGGCTTCGGCTCGATCACCAAAGAAGGGGCCTACGTCAACGTCGAGAAGATCGTCGTCGATCCCGACGGCACGGCGGTCCTCTTCGCTCACGGGACGACGCCCTTCCTCACCGCGCTCGCGTGGAGCGGCACGGCCTTCGGCGCGGCCCTCACCGCTCCCACCGCCCTCAACGGCCTCGGGAAGAACGTGGACATCACCAGCGACGGCACGCTCGTCGTCGCCGGCACGTCCGCGGAAATGAAGGCCTACTCGTTCGACAGCGCGACGGGCTTCGGGGCCGTCATCGACACACAGACCGCATCGATGGGCGCCAGCGTCGGCTTGAGCCTTCACCCCGACGGCATCGCGGTCGCCGTTCAGAGCGCGACGGCCACCCTTACGATCTACCCGTTCACCGTCGCCACCGGCTTCGGCGCGAGCAGCTCGACCAACCCGGGCATCAGCAACCTCCGCTCGGTGCGCTTCTCACCCTCGGGCTCGTACCTGCACGTCGGCGGGGTCAACGCGCCCAGGACGAAGATTTACAACTTCTCGAACACGCTCGGCTCGGTCCTCGCCGACCCGGGGACGACGCCGACGGCGAACGTCTACGACGCACAGTGGAGCCCCGACGAGGCCTACATCGGGCTCAGCATCAGCTCAAACTTTGAGTTCTGGCAGTTCACCGCGGCCGGCGTCAACCCGACGACCCGCGAGCAGCGCCTCGTCGTGTTCTCGGGCGGCTCGGTGTATCGCAGCGCGACGGACTTCTCATCCTTCACCGTCGTCAGCGGCGGCAGCGCGGCCCTCGACTCGACGAACCCGCAAATCCTCGCCGATACCGCGTTCCAAAAGCTCTTCGTCGCCGACGGCATCTTCGCCAACTACCAATACCTCGACTTCTCCGACAACACCTTCAAGGACTGGACGACCAACCTCAGCGCGGGCTCGCTCCCCAGGGGCACGACCGACACGACCCTCGGATGCCGACTTGTGGCGGTGTACCGCGGTCGCGTCGTGCTGGCGGGCCTGAAAGAAGAGCCCCAAAACTGGTTCATGAGCCGGGCCGGCGATCCCTTCGATTGGGACTACTCGCCGGCGACGCCCGACGCGAGCCAGCCGGTCGCGGGCAACAACTCCGACGCCGGCGAGCTGGGCGACATCATCACTTGCCTCGCGCCCTATCAAGACGACGTTCTCATCATGGGCGGGGCGAACAGCGTTTGGGTGATGCGTGGCGACCCGGCCGCGGGCGGTCGGATCGACAACCTCACGCGCGGCATCGGCGTCGTCGGGCCCGAGGCGTGGTGTTTCGACAACGTCGGCAACTTCTACTTCGTCGGCGTCAACGGCTTCTACAAGGTCGCGGCCGGCGGCGCGAGCATCGAGCTCGTGAGCCGGGGCAAGCTCGACAAGACCTTCTCGGACATCGACACCACGAGCAAGATCATCCGCCTCGCCTACGACTCGAAGTGGCAGGGCGTGGGCATCTTCGTTTGTGACCCTGAAACCCCGACCGTCGCCGAGACTCACTACTTCTACGACGCGAGGAACAACGCCTTCTTCCCCGACAAGTTCCCCACGAGCATCGGGCCCTCGGCCGTGGCGACCCTCTACGACGTGGACCCGGAGAACAACACCGTCATCCTCGGCGGCTTCGACAGCTACGTCCGCAAGTTCGACGAAACAGCCTTCAACGACGACGGCACGATGATCGACAGCTTCTTCCGCATCCCGGCGATTCACCCGGGCCTGCCGATGGGGCAGCTACAGCTCCAAGACATGCAGATCAACCTCGACAGCGGGGGCGGGGCGAACACCGTGCTCACGATCTACCAGGGCAACACGCCCGAAGAGGCCGAGCTCGCCAGCGTCGCGGCCTACACCGTCACCCTCAACGCAGGGCGCAACCTTCCCCACCGGAAGCGGCTCAGGGCGAACGCGCTCTCGATGCAGCTCCGCAACAACACCGCCGGCGAGACTTGGGCCTACGAGGCCGGGAACGCCATCATCGCGGCCACCGGCCGGATGCGGGCGACCCTATAAGGCGGTGAGCGATGAGCGGATTACAGGGACAGGACCGAAGCCCTCGGGCTCCCGTCCGCGAGCGCCGAAACTTCGACAACCTCGCCAACGCGCTTGAGTTCATCGGCGCGGGGCAGGTCATCCAGGTCAACGGCGACGGCGAGCTCGTGCTCATCCTTCGAGCCGACGGCGGGCTTGAGAACGACGGCGGGGAGCTGGCGGTCCTGCTTGACCCGACGAACCCCGGGCTCGTGCTCAGCGCGGCAGGCCTCGCGGCGCTGGTTCAGGGCGTGCTCGACATCGACGCCTCGGGCATCTTCGTCAACATCGGCAACGGCTTGGAGAACGTGAGCTCGGCCCTCGCGGTCGCGCTGGCAGCGTCCTCGGGCTTGGAGTTCCAGAGCGGCGACCTCGCCATCGAGGCCCCCGAAGGGCAGTTCACGCAGACCACCGTGAAAACCGCCAACTACACCGCGGCATGGGGCGAGCTCGTGCGATGCGACCCCTCGGGCGGGGCCTTCACCGTCACCCTGCCGACCGCCTCGGGCAACGCGCAGCGCCGAATCGTCATCAAGAACACGACCAGCGACACCACCGCCATCACCATCGACGGCAACGGGGCCGAAACCATCGACGGCGCTGCAACCGTCATCATGGCGACGGGCTACGCAAGCCTGACGCTCGTGAGCGACGGCACAAATGTAATGATTATCTGAGGTCGAACATGAGCTACATCCCCTCTCAAACCCTTGAAAAACTGCGCATGCTGGAGCGCGTTTTCAGCGAGCAATACGGCCTCACTGTCTCCTTCGAGCAGAAGGCCAAAGAGCTCAACAAGTTCGGCCGCAAGGAGGACGTCGGGACCTCGGCGACGACGATTGCATCGTTGGGCGGCGCTCTCAACGAAACGTACCTCAGCTCGAACGGCATCACCCACGTCAGCAGCGAGGCGACCGGCGACAACAGCAAGACCGGCACTTATGAGTATCACACCCTCGCGGGCTCGGTTTTCAGCTTCGGCGCGGCGACTTGGACGCTCGACGCGAGCGACGGGCAGACCAAAACGGCTCTACCCACCGCTGCCGCCCGAATCAGCAGGGCGTACAACACCGGCTCGACCAACCTGACCGGGCCGGTTCACTTCTACGAGGACGTCGCTATCTCGGCCGGCAAGCCGACCGACACGAGCAAGATTCACTTGAGCATCCCGGCGGGCAAGAATCAATCATTCAAGGCCGCGACGACGATCAGCGGCGTCGATGTTCTCGGGCTCACGCATCTCATGGCCGGCGTCGGTAAAAAAACGACCGCGACCGTGGACCTCACCCTCGAAATCCGTCTTTTCGGGCAGGTGTTCCGAGAACAATGGCCGATCTTCGTCGCTACCGGCGGGCGTTCGTACACCATCTTCGAGCTTCCGACCCCGATCCCCGTCCTGCCCAATAGCGACATTCGCGTCCAGGGCATCGCCAGCACGACCAACGTAGACGTTGTTGCGGGCTTCGGCGGTTGGCTGGGCTCGGTCCTGTAGAATCAGCACAAGGAGCCACCTATGAGCATCGCCGTCAAAATCTTCAAGGCCATCGAGACAGTCGTGAACGGCCTCGGCGTCATCGCGGGCAACCGGGCCGTCGCCACCGAGCTCACCCTCGGCGGGCTCAAGTTCGACGCGAGCTTCTCGATCACCAACAGCTCGGGCGACAACTACAACTCGGACGTCATTTGGGCGACCGGGCAGGGCGGCGTCAATACCTTCGACCTGCTTTGGATCGAGCTCGATGCCGCGGGCCTCGTGGAGCTCACCAACGACAACGGCGACACCCTCGTCTTTTCGCTCGCGGCAGGCGTGCCCCTGCTGCTCAGCTCCGACGACCTCGACAGCTCAGGCCTCGGGGCCGACGGCTCGGCGACGACCGTGTCGCAGGTCATCACGCAGATCGAAGTGAAGAACAACACCGACGGCTCAAGCGCCGACGTCACCATCACCGGCCGGCTACTGCTGCTGGATTGAAAGAGGCCCCACCATGAGCGCCCTGAACATCGGGAACATCAACCTCAACTCGATCATCGACACCTACCGCAAGCTGCACCAAGACGCCTTCAACGCGAACGCAGCACGGAAGGGCGAAATCCTCGCGCAGATCGACCTCACGACCCAGCAGGTCGGCCAGCAGTACGACAACGTCGAGAACCTGCTCGTCAGCCTCGGCAACAACGAGCGCCGGGCGATCACCGAGAACGAAACCCAGGGCCGAGCCCGGGCCGACCAGGACGCCATCAGCCGGGGCCTGTTCAACACGACCATCCGCGACAGCTTGCAGCGTGGCGTGACGCGGGACGCCGACCGGGCCCGGAGCGTCGTCGAGAACAACGTCGCCCAGCAGCGGGCCAGCGTCGGGCTCAGCGAGGCCGGCGCGATCGAGCGCCTCGGCAACTACAAGAGCGGCATGATCGAGTCGTTCACCGACGCCTACCCGGACCTCGGCCAGTTCTCCCAGCTCTTGCAGCAGGTCGGGGCCGGCGGCGGCTCGGGGACCGGCGGGCGTACCAAGACCGTCATCGGCCCGGGATCGAGCAACTACGGCTCGCGCATCTTCCAGCGGGGCAGCGGGGCCGGCGGGGGCGGCACGGGCGTCACGACCTACGGGGCGGGCTCAGGCGGCTCAGGAGGCTCGGGAGGCAGCGGCGGCGTGCGAACCTTCACCAACGGCGGGGGCGGCTCTACGGGCTTCTCAGGCGGTGCAGGGGGCAGCATCGGGGCGACCTCTCAGATGGGCGTCCAGAGCTTCTACGGCAACCAGCAGGGCGGCAGCGGCGGCGTGAGCCTCACGGGGGGCTCGACGCCCTACGTCACCAACGCGACGCCCGGGGCGGGACAGACCGCTTGGAGCGACTACATGAAGGCCGGGACGGGGTTCATCACCGGCGACAACGGGACCTTCACCGCGAACGAAGGCGGCGTCCAGGCCGCGGGGACCTCGAAGGTCGAAGTCGGCTCGACCGAAGAGGACCCGGCCAGCACGATCAACCCGGACAACCCCGAGCGGTACATGGACGGCAAATGCGTCAACGGCGCGGACCCGCGATGCTCGTGCATCCCCGGGCGCCAACCCATGTTCGGCCTCGGGTGTTATCGACCTATGGACCTACTCGACCTCGCACAAGGCGCGAAGGGCCTCACGTTCACGGCCCTCAGCATCGGCCTCGCCGACGAGGCGGTCATCCAGAAGCGGGCCGGCAAGTGCGACGCCTGCCCCTCGAAGAAGAAGGGATACTTCGGCGACTACTGTGACGATTGCGGGTGTTGGTTGACCCCCAAGCAGCAGCAGCAGAGCGCGAAGTGCCCGAAAGGTGAATGGTGAATCTATGCCCGTCGTGATGAGCTACCAAGACATCGGAGCCCTCGCCCAGCTCTCCGAGCTCGCGGGCTACCAGCAGTTCGCCCAGGCCGATCAGAACCGGGCGGCGATGCTCGTCGCCAACCGGCAGCAGCAGGACACGCAGCGCATGGCGCTCGAAACCCAGCGGCAGCAGGCCGACGCCGACCGCCGGCTACAGGCCCAGCTCTTCAACCGCGAGCAGCAGCAGGAGGATCAGCAGTTCAGCCAGAGCCTCGGCTACCGCTACGACGCGCTCGCTCAGGATCAAGGCCAGTTCAATCAGCAGCTCGCGGCCCAGCAGTACGGCCAGCAGCTCCAAGCTCAGACCCGCATCGCCTCGGACCTGCTCGGCTACGGCCAGCAGCAGACCCGCGATCAGCAGCTCCACGACTACCGGATGCAGGAGATCGACCGGCGCGGGCAGTACAGCCAGCAGACCCGAGCGGCCGACGGCGGCTTCATCACCCCCCAGGGCGTGCCCGACAAGGACTACGCGACCCGCGAGGTTCAGCGGTTCGGCCAGCTCATCCCGTACAACGTCGGCTCGGCCGTGAGCGGCGGCGACGCCCAGCGCCGGCGCGAGCAGGCCAGCGAGCAGGCCCTCGGCTTCTCCCAGCTCCCCACCGCCCAGCTACAGGAGTACATCAAGAAGCGCCCGAGCGACCCGTGGGCCCCCTACTTGCGGGCCGTCGTCCAGGCACGGGCCTCGGTCGAAGGCGGGCAGCAGGGCCGCGGAGCGATCCCCGAAGGCGGCTTCGGCCAGCAGCAGCCGACCCAGCAGATGCCCGGGGCTCTTCGAGGCGGCAGCTACGGCCTCGACCAGCTCGACGACGCCGAGCTCATGGAGCTGGCGAACAACCCCGAGCTCATGCAACGCTATTTCAGCGGCCAGTAGTCACGGTTGACAGGGTGAACAAGGTGCGTAAGATGCGGGCCGTCGGCGGTACGCTCAAATGGTAGAGCGGGGGCGTCACAAGCCCACGGTTGCAGGTTCGAGCCCTGCCCGCCGGCCTTCCCTCTGCGATCAAGTCAACCCGTGAACCTGATCGACCAACGCCCCGGCCCTGCGAGCTCCCTCTCGCGGGGCCGGTTTACTTCAACCCCCCAGGAGTACAGCATGAAACGTCCCGGCATCCTCTCCGAAGAGCTGCTCGGCGCGATGGTCGCGGCCGAGCCCGTCGCCCCGGTCGCGTGGGCCATCGCCAAGAACGACAACGGCCAACCGCTCTACCTCGTCGCCTACGTCATGGGGGCCGAGAACATCGGCAAAGTGAACCAACTGCTCGAAAAAGTGCGGCCGGCGATGAAGCCCGTGCCGGCCGACCTCGGCCTGAACGACATGAACCTGCCCCAGCCTGAACGCCCGCCCGTGTAAACTTTGCAAACCATGAGTTCGCCGGTATCCTGCCCAGCTCCCCCCTCTTCAACCTCGGAGCACAGCATGAGCAAAGACCACCGGCTACAACTCAACGCCTCGACCCTCGGCGACCTCGACCGCGGGCACGTCGGCCTCGCCATCAATCACGCGATCAAGCAGATGGTCGCGGACATCATCGCGCGGGCCGGCGACAAGTCGAAGCGTAGCGTCACCATCAAGATCACCGGCACGCCCGTCCTCGATGAAGGCTCGGCGGTTCTCGACACCGTCGCGCTGCACGTCGAAGTCACCCAGGGCATCCCCAAGCGCCGCAACTCGAAGCCCTACCAAGCCCTGCCGATGGGCGACGGCACGCTGCAATTCAGCCCGACCGCTCCCCAGGACCCTCGGCAGCTCCCCATGTTCGACGGCTCGACGCCGATCAAGGGCGACGATGGCGTGAACATCGAGGTCAACACGACGACCGGCGAGGTCGTTGGCGGCGACGACGAGGACGAAGAGCCTCAAGACGACGAAGTATCTGAAATCTGAACCGACCCCCAACCCCCTCACCCCACGGAGTAACGCAGCATGATCGCAGAAGGAATCGACAAACTACTCGGCCTCTTCAAGCAGGCCCACGAGCACCCCGTTCTACAGCTCAAGGGCGACAGGCCCGGCCGCTTCTACCGGCAGGACGCCGACGGCGAGCTTCACTTTTTCGAGGTCGAGCCCGGCGACCGAATCATCGCCGGGGCCAGCCTCGCCGACATCGTCCGCAACGCGACGACGCCCTACCTCGACAACGCCCAGCTCGTCGACGGGCTCATCACCTACGGCGTCAACTACGCGACGCTCTACTTCGACCAGGACAACGGCCGCGAGCTGATGAAGTGGCAGGCCAACGAGTCGCGCGAGCTGGCGGTGTTCCGCGAATGGTTCGAGGCCGGCGAGGACGGCATCACGCTCACGGTTGACGAGGCCGTGCAGCTCTTCGACACCTTCCTGCGGCCGTGCATCCCCGGGCCCGACTGGCTCAAGCAAATCAGCTTGCTCAAGATTCAGAGCGAAACCGCGAGCGAAGCGGCCCGCGACGCGACGAGCTCGATGGCCGGCGGCTTGGTCAAGTCTCAAGTCACGAGCCCGATGCCACAGGGCGAAGTCGAGTTCAAGGTTCGGCTCATCGACGACCCGGACTTCCCCCGCATCCCGCTCCGCTGCTACGTCCGGGCCGACCTCAACTACCGGAAGTGGCTCTTCATGCCCATCGACGACAGTTGGCACGCCATGCTCAAGAAGCAGGCCGAAGAGGTCGCCAGCAGGCTCGCCCCGGCGAAGGAGTACGTCACCGACATCGTCCGCGGAGGCCTCACGTTCAAGGCCTCGTAACCGTATCGCCCAGGGCCCCGAGCCCTGCCGATCACTGATGCGGAGCGCCCGGGCGACAGCCCGGGCCGCTCTTTTCCCCCAGGAGTCCACAATGCCGAAGAACATCGCCCCCGCTTGGATGAGCGGCGTCGTCCGTGACAACCTCGCCCAGCTCGACACCGACCTACACAACAAGGCCATCGTCAGCGCGATCGCCGTGCTCGGCGAGGACGGCTTCGAGTTCGCCAGCCGCGACAACATGCACGAGCTCGACGCGACGGCCGCGATCACCGTCCTGCTCGAAGGCTACGCGATGGTCAGCGCCTCGGGCCTCGTCGCCCTGATCCAGCAGGCCAGCCGCGAGCTCCGCGCCGCGAAGGACCTGCCGGCGGATCGGGCCGAGAAGATGCCCGAGCTCCGCGTCCGCGTCGAGGCCGCTATCCGCCATTGGCTCCGCTCGGTGATGATGTACGCGGGGCAGGAGTACCAGCGGCTCGAAGGCGAGAAGCCCCAGCTCATCGACGGCAAGGGCCGCTCGGTCGACGAGGTCGTCATGGCGTGCTCCCAGGTCCTCGGGCTCTGGATGGGCGTAGCGACCGGGGACGTCGCGTCGAGCTCCAAGAGCCTCGACAGCGAGCTCGCGGGGCTCCGGGCCTTCAAAGAGGCCTACGAGCGTTCAGGGCTCGACGTGAGCCCGTGCATGAGCTGCGGGGAGTCGGTCGTCTGCGTGCCCGACGGGATGCCGATGTGCGAAACCTGCGCCGACAAGGAGGCCGAGAAGCAGAAGGGGGCCGGCGGTGAGTAGCGGCGACAAGTGGGACGCGAAGAAGGTGCGGCCCGTGGCCGAGAAGATCGTCGAGGCCCTGCGGCCCGGCGTCGAACGCATCGAGATCGCCGGCTCCCTGCGTCGCGGCAAGCAGCTCGTCGGGGACATCGAGCTCGTGCTCGTCGAGAAGTTCATCGAGAAGCCCAGCGGGGACCTCTTCGGCACGCCGAAGCGAGTGAGCGCCCTGCGTCCCCTGCTCGACCAGCTCATCGCCGACGGCAAGCTCACGACGAAGCTCGACGGGCCGGCGATGAAGAAGTACCAGCTCGCCAAGATCGCCCGGCCGCTTCATGTGGACGTGTTCATCGTGCAGCCCGAGGCGTGGGGCTTCCAGCTCGCCATACGCACCGGGCCGGCGTGGTTCAGCTCGAAGCTCGTCACGCCCAGGACAAAGCAAGGCTTCCTCAACGATTCGTACCTGTGCTCGGGCGGTCGCGTGTGGCAGCTCCGCGGTGAGCTCGATCCCCCGGCCGACGGGACCCAGCCCCCCGAGCCCTACGCGGTGTTCGACGGCAGCGTCTACGAGCTTTACCCGGTCCCCGAGGAAGCCGACTTCATGGCGCTACAGTCCTGCGGCATGGTCGCCCCCGACAAGCGGAGATACCAAGCGTGAGCAAAATGAAAATCCTCTCAGTTCCCCAGCCCTACGCCGGCTACGTTGTGACGGGCGCGATCAGCCTGCTCGTCATGCCGCGGGCGGTGTTCAGCAAGTGCCCGCTCGTCATCATCGGCGACGGCCGGCGAACCCTCGCCCAGCGCGGGACGCCCCCGGGCCTCTACTCGCCGAACATCGCCCCGGGCCTCTGCGAGCTCACCGATCACGTTCTCGGCGTGGTGGACATGCACTACCCGGTCGAGCCCGATGAAACCGAGACAGGCATCCCGTACATGGCCGGGAAGTGCTACCTCAAGGTCGGCAACCCCCGCATCTACCGCGAGCCCTTCCCCTACCGGCCGACGTCGGCCATGAAGATCATGCCGATCAGCTTCCCCGACCTCTGGCCCGACGAAGAGCTGCTCACCCTCGAACAGTGGCGCGAGCTGCATCCCCCGGCCCCGATCCAGGACGGGCCGACAACCCCGAGCCGCGACGGCTGGACAGGAGATTGAACGATGGACATGAACCCCGACGACGAACGCATCCTTCGGGCCGCGGGCATCACCGACGACGAGATCGAAGAGCTCAAAGAGGCGACCGAGGACGAGTTTGACGAGCTCGTTCACAAGGCATACGAGCGGGAGAAGGCCCGGGCCCTCGCTTGGTGGGATCAAGAATCAGACGCCATGAAGGGAGCGCTCGCCTACTGCATCCGGCAAACCGTCGAGCAGGGCGATCCCTTCCCCGCCGAGCTGCTACCGATCACGATGCGCCTCGCCGGCTTCGCCCTCACTCATCTCGCGGACCTACGACCCCATGCCGGATAAACAAAACCCCTTCAACCCGCCAGCCGACGAGCAGCCCGCGCCCGTCCCTCGGCCGGTTCAGCCCTCAGACGGGCAAGCCGGCGCTCTTCGCGTCGGATCACCGTGAGCATCCGGTCCAGGGCCTCGACCGTGGTGAACGGCCGCTTGAGCTTCTTGAAGTGGGGCACAGCGACGTAGGGCCCGCCGTACTCGACCGGGTAGCCGTTGGTGAGATACTTGTAGAGCGTCGTCCTGCTCGGCTCGTGGTTGAAGTGGAGCTTGAAGAAGGCCGCGGCCTGATCGTAGAAGCCGACGACGGCTTCCTTCTCGGGGTCGCAGGGCTTGACGGGTAGTAGTTTGCGGCTCATGGTGCATAATGTAACCAATGGCAACACGTCCGACCAAAAAGAAGAAGAAGGTCCCCGCCAAGAAGAAGGCCTCGAAGAAGAAGGCCTCGAAGAAGCGGAGCTCGAAGAAGAAGCCCCCGCCGGCGGTGAACCTGCCGGCCGTCGCCGAGGACGAAGAGCCTGCCCCGCCCGACGAAGAGCTGCAAGTATGGGAGAGCTACCGGCGGCTCAGGTCGCGGATGAAGGTCGCCGACGAGCTGGGCATCAGCGAGCGGCAGGTCCGCAACGTGCTCGAAGCCGACGCGAGCCGGGTCCGTCGCATCCTCGACGGCTACGCCGAGCTCATCGCGTCCGACCGTGAGCTGATCGAACGCCGGGGCCTCGACATCATCTACCGCCTGCTCGCCATCTTCGACCGCTACCTCGTCCGCATCGAGCTCGCCGAGGCCGACATGATGGCGAAGAATCAGGCCGACGGCGTCGTACTCATCGAAGGCCCGAACGGCCAGCTCATGACCGTCATGCAGGCGACCGAGTACATGCTCGGGATGCGAGGCTTCGGCCAGCTCGTCGACGGGCTCATGAAGCTCCGCAAGGACATCAACGACTACCGGGCCCCCCAGGCCGGCGGGCCGAAGGACGCGGCCCCGGCCGGCGACGAGCTCGACAACTTCGGG